AAATGTTTCAAGAAACTTATTAGTAGCTTCTCTTGTAACACTTTTCTTAAGATCATTAGTAACTACTTCACCAATAGGATGCCTTTTAGCATAAGTAGTCGCTGCTTGAGGATTATCTGCAATATTATCTCTATCATATTGTGGATATAAATCAGTAATACTTTGATTATATCTCAACTTAGTAAATTCACTTGAGGTTTCATTAATCTCATTCGCACCATTCAATACGAATAAGTGATAAACACCATCCTGAATATCTTTCTTATATGGTGTAATTACCTCTGTTCTATAGATAAAGTAATTACCTTTGTGATCATTTCTATTAAATCTAGGCAATAAAGTTGACCTAGTATGAGTATCATTTGAATAAACACCAACATTATGAGTTATACCATTTACATCAGTATATGAATACTTAAATGTTTTTTCATCAACTACATCAGTAACTTCAAACGTACCATTATACCCCTTATCATCAACAGCAGCAGTATTAGTATCGCTAGTTATATTTTTAAGAACAATCTGCTCACCAACTTTTAGATTATGCGATTTATCTGACCTAACTGTAACCCTAGAACTAGTATCATTTTTAGTAATGAACGATATAAATCTAGTATTCCTGTCAAAATCATAATCTTTCTTAGTTATAGAACTCTCAGTAAAATCGGTATTGAATCTTACATTAGTAGAACTAGAATCTTGAAGCACAAATCCATCTATTGGATCTCTACCATTATCAAGTTCTTTTGGAACAACATATCTAAGTTTATAAATTTTCTCATCTAAACTTCTATCATCATCTCTTCTAAGAATATATGAGATATTTTCATTATCTATAGATGCAATATTAGTTTTAATAGTATTGCCAGTAGAACTTACTGAAACATACCATTGACTTCCATCCCATTGAATTGGGTGTCCAATATCACCTGGTCTCTTATCAGATACTCTACTAATAATCTTATATGTAGAATTAGTATCAGAAATTGATTTAATATAAACAGGAGTTGCTAAGGTAGCATTAGTAAATGATGATGCTATTCTAAGTTGCCCAACACCCAACGAAGAATCACCTTGATCTCCTACTTTATTAGTAATAACATAATAAAGTTTATGAGGATCTATATTTTCGGGTAAATCACCACTCTCAGATATAATTCTTATACTTTCTCCATTAGTAAAATCATGATTATTATCAACAACATTAAATACTGAAGGATCTGATGAATTTGAAGCATCTGTATGCTTAGCCTCAACCATTTTCTCAGATGATGCTGTAGTTGCATTAATAGCAGTATTAATAGAAGGATCATTATGATTCTTCTTAGTCATCACTATTGATGCTTCATAAGTACTTGTTACATTGTTTACAGTAACATCAACATAAACCTTTTCACCAACTCTTGCACCAATTCTAAATCCTTGAGCAATATCAGTTGGTTTAATACTTAATTTAGTTTGTCCTAAAAGATATAATCTATTATTAGG